GAGCGGGCCATGATGGGTAAATCCTAACGCCAGAGGCGGCGATAGGCAAGGCTCACATACCTACAGGACTCGAGGCCCAGACATACTGGGGCGATCCCACTGTGACAGTCACTGGTGCCAGCGCGGCGGCCATCGCCGGGTCTTGCGTTCTGACGTTGGCGTGATAGCCAGGCACCGGCTCCCGCACCTCCAGCTTGATGCCATCGACAATCTGCACCTCGCCGGTTGGGCGAGTGACCATACCGGGCGGCAGCAGCTGCAACGAGGCGGTTGGGTGATAGAGGGTGCCGGTCTCCTGGTCTTTGATAAATCCAGCACCCAGCAGGGCCTTGGTCATGGCGGCCTTGTCGGCCGCTTTGAGATTGAGGTCGATAAAATCTGTCATGCAATAGCCTTAAGTTGCGCGTCGGTGAGAGGGCGTTGCCAAATGCGAAAGTTACGAAGGTGGCCAAACAGCGCTTGCAAACCGCCGCCCCCAAACGCCCCCAAGTAAATGGTATTCGGGAGGGGTGCTGCTGTAGCGGTCGAAGACGACACACTAGAAAAAGACGAGTTAACACGCATTTTTAGAAAACCTCCCCCTTCTGAAATAACTACAACCCCCTTGCGGTCCTTAACGGTGAAATCCCTCAACACGGTCGTTACATATCCTGCTTGACCATATGCACCACAATTGGCGGCAAAACCGTAATCCGCATCAGCACCGCCGTATTTTCCACGAATAACCGCCATTCGAGCACGGCTAACCTGCTCCATTGAAAACAAACAAGTGTTTTCCGATGTGATAGAAACGCCGTCACGCTGCGTGTCAAACTCAGCGGATACAGCGAAACCAAGAGCCACCATGTTCCCGAGTGTCGGTAGTTGTGCAACATCCGCCCCCCGAGTGACTGCCGCGCCATTTGTCGGGATATAGGAGCTGGCGAATGGCAGGGCTTCAAGCTGAAAGTTGCAAACCCATACGGGTTTCGTTTCTGTGGCTATAGGGTTGTAACCAAAACCAAGAAAACCGGTGGGGGCAACGAACACAGCCTGCATTCGCCACCAACCGTTGCCCACATATACACCCGCGAGTTTGGTGCTAAGCGACCCATTGAATCCGCAATAAAGGGACGGCATCGCCATGGACTCATCATCAAGCTTTGCGTAACAAGATAAGGTGTTGGATCCTGATTGTGCGGCGAAATTCTTTCGCACATACGCATAGGCTCCAAGTGTCGGTGTTATTTTATAAATGTTACCCGTAGTCCCATCAGGCAAAGATGTCGAAGCCAGGGTGGCATTAACAATCTCCAAGGCGGATTGTGAAGGCCAAATATTCGTACTCTGCCCCTCAATCAGCAGGCCCTCTTTCTCGAGGCGAGGCTCGTTCACCGCAGCGGTTTTGAGCACTCCGTCTTTGCCGATATAGGTTGCCGTGGTGCTGCGGCTGAAACTCACCATCCTCGCCACTACATCAGACCCGACCAGAACATCACGACCATACCCGGTGACGAGGCGCAGGCTATCGCTGAGCGGTGCCCACACATCCGGCAGCGGCAGGGCGGCAGCCACCACTGCATTGCTCGCAGCGGCAGCACTGGCTTCTGCCTTGGTCGCCTCAGTCTTGGCGCGGTCGGCTTCTATCTTGGCCTGCGCCACCACGCCGGATCCGGCGTTCATCACCTTTTCCCAGCTCGGCACTGTCATCTTGGTGCCGTCCGGCGCGGTGAGCGTCACATCGCCAGTGCCAGTGAGCAGTTGCTGCCAGCCGTCCATCTGCAGCTGGTGATAGGCGACAAATGCAGAAAGCTCACGGCTAAATCCCGGGGTGCTGCTGGTGCGGGTAATGTCGATGGCATAGGCCATCCCAGACGCCGTTGCACTGGCATAGGCAGTAACAAGATAGAGAACGGTATCGCTCTCCACATAGTCGAGCTCATACGGCTTCCCATCTGGCCCCCAGAACAGGTGCCCCTTGTCTGGCTTGGAAACCCCACTCTTCCATGTAGTCCCTGTGCCAACCACCTTTTTGCTGGCATTGATGACAGCCACCGTGCCAGCCCGATACCAAAGACCCGCCATCTGCGCCCCCTTACTGGCCCGTTACTCGGCCAAAGCCAGCCTGCTGGCGCGCTTCCATCCCGGCATCTGCCTGAGTTTTCTCGCCCAGTTGCTGCAGGAAGGCGTTGTAGTGACCTGCGGCTCGGTTGGAGTTGGCAGAATACTCGGCATCCTTGGAAAAGCAGCGGTAGAGCATGAAGTCGATAAGCGGGTTGATATAGATGTCATCTAGGTCAGCCAGCGCTGGTGCCTGAGCGCTTTCGACATCAGTCAGTTGCTTGGACTGAGGTGCCACCGAGTAGATCACATCCACTTTTACCTCTGCTGCCGGCCCTGGGTGCAAATAGAATGTCTTGGGGTCGCGATCCTCGTAGGTGTAGTTATCCACGACTGCGGCGGCCTTGCCTGAGTGCCACTCCGGATAGCTGTCATCGAGCGCCTTGCGTGGCACGAAGCGAACTACCTTGCCATTGGCGTTACGCAACACCTCGATGAGGCGCAGGGCATCAGGTGGCAGCGCCTGTTTGGTACCTGCGGCACACGAAAACTCGACATTCTTGGTATGGGCATCAGGGCGCACCAGCACGATCGCCTTGGTGGCATCGTTGTAGTAGTCGAGCAGTTCCTGCTTGGGCCAGCGAGTAAAGGTGGGATCAACAAGCAGGGTATTGACCCGTTTGATGATGGTTGCAACGGTCACGGTAGCCATGTCGATTCCTTAGAAGAAGTTGTGTTTGCGAGGTGGGTTGTAGAACTCGACCTGAGTCGGAGCGCTGTGCTGCTTGCGGAAGCGGCCAGCTCGGCGCCACCCTTCAACAAACTCGGCGCGGTGGTAACCTGCACGCTTGGGGTCAGACCAAGGACGGTCTGGCTGGGCATAGAGCAGCGCGGCCACGCCATGGGCAATGGCCTCGGCGTGATCGGTGTAGAGCTGAGCCGGCAGCGATATGCTCCCCTTGCGCGGGGCGGCCACATACCAGACACGCACATTGTCCAGGTCGGTAAGGATGCTCAGCTCGTTGGCAGACATGGCGAAGTAATCGCGCCCACTCGCTAACGGCACACCATCCTCTCCAGTGAGGTGGAGCACATTGCAGGAGGTAACGCCTTCGACATTGCACACCAACTCAAGACTGCCAGCTGGTGCGCCTGATAGCAGGCGATCGAGGGTGATGAGCTCTGACTCGCGGCAGAAGGTGATGGCCGCCTCAGTGACGGCCTCCTCCAGCATGATCTCCAGCGGGCCAGTGATGTGCATCCTGACGGTTGGCAGGAACTGCTCACGCGGCACCATCTGCATGTCAGCCCTCCAGCTCTACCAGCTTGGCCTTCATGGCATCACGCACGCGCACACGGAAATCGCCGACCTTCTCTTGCGGGCCTTGCGGATCAAGGCGCAAGTCCTCGCCTTCCACTAGGGTGGCCAGCTGCGCAGAGGTCAGCTTGGCCAAATCGCGGTCCCCGACAACCATGCTCTGCTCTTCAGCCAGGCGCGCTTCTTCTGCGGCCAGGCGCTCAGCCTCTTCAATCGCAGCCTGTTCCAGCGCTTCCTGTTGAGCCTTTACATCCCCCAGCTCTTCGGAGCGGCGCCACACAGAGGGGAATTCCAGCAGTTGCATGGCAATGTGGCTCTCCACATCAACCGCAGTGTGACGCGGGAACACCAGGCGGCTGCCGGTGACGGTGTCTTTCTTGCTCGGCTTGTTGCCGATGTAAACCACAGCAATCTTGTCGCTCACGGTTATCTCTCCAATCCAGAAATAGAAACGCCCAGCACGGGGCCGGGCGCATAGTGATGGGTGGCCTTAGAGGTTGCCGATCACTTCGTAATGCAGTTTGAGCTTGGCGGTGCCTGTTGCCGTGCCGCCGCCAACGGTTAGACTGATCTCCTGATCCGCCTCGGTCATCAGGTCATCGACCGGGATGTACTTGGCCACCGCCGTCGCCGTGCTCTCGGCATTGATGATGGTGGTAGTACCGATCTTGGCGGTGATTGTGGTGCTGGCCCCCAGCGCACCAGTGAAGAGGGTGACCCCCACCACTTTCAGGTTGGGCTCCACCTTGTCGCCGAACGCGACGACATCGCCAGCGGGCACCGCAGCCAGTTTGGCTACCAGGGTCGGGGAGATAGAGAGGTTGCCGAACGCGCCGACAAACCAGCGGTAAGCTCGGGCGATCAGGGTAGTTTTGGCCATGATATGGCTCCTTGTCTGGTCAGATATCAAAAGGAGGGGGAGAACCCCCTCGCTTGGGTTGGTGGCTTAGCGGCCGACGGCGCTGACAGCTGTATCCAGCACCATGCAGCCGTGGTCCTGAATGTTGCCGTTGCGCTGCTTGAAGCGGATCTTCTGCAGACCAGACACCCAGTTGATGGACATCTCAGTCGCATTACCGTGGTCGGTTTTCTCTTCGTGCATGCCGAAGGAACCACCTTGCTCACCGGAGCCGAAGGCGTTGGCCAGCGCCTGGCCGCCCAGCAGCACGGCGCGGTCGATCAGGGTGCTGGCAACCTTGTCCACTTCCGCACCGGTAGTGGAGTTGGTCGCGCAAACCCGGACGGTGCTGCCCTGGTTGAAGCGGATCGGCATGCCCTTGTATTGCTTGACCAGAATTCCCCGCCACATGGCGCCTTCCCCGCGGAAGATGGGATGGTTCCAGCCTTTGGCTCGTTCTGCCACCGCGGCCAGCATTGCATTCCAGTCTTTACCGGAGCTGGAGGTGTAGAAGTCATGCCATTGACGGGGGGTGACGTAGAGCACATAGAGCGGCTCACCACCGGACGGGTCGGCCACCATGCGGATCGGCTGAATGGGGTTGGCCATCTCGGACAGATAGAGCGCCATGTTGTCCACGCAGCCGAGGTTGAAGCGATCCGCCGCGTCGATGGCTTCGAAGGTAGTCGCGTCACCACCGAAGAAGTGACGCTCGTAGGTCGGCGCGGTCAGCGGGTTGATCATGATCTCCGAAAACTCAGCATCGTCTGCCAGCGGCAGAATGATATCGGTGGCCGCGTAGTCGCCGCGTGCGCCGGCCAATTGAGCAAAGCCGCGCTGGTCAACCAAGCGGCCATAGTAGCCATCCGCCAGCAGTACACGGGCGGTCTTGATGAGATCGTGCTTGGTACGCTTCTGGCTCATCTTGCCGCCAGCATCCACGCCGTGGCGGGTCTGGTTGATCTTGAGCGAGAAGTCAGCGAAGGACATGCTTTCGAGGCGCCCGGTCAGCTTCTTGTCGCCCATGGTCGGGCGGCCAGACAGTTGGTGGAACAGCTGCATATCTACTTCGTCGCCTGCCCCTTTGCCGAGATCGGTGATGCGAACAACGGGGGCGCCAGCACTGGTCTGCTTGCCGCCGTTGACCTTGGCACCCTTAGGCGCCTCTTCAGTCAGCATGTTCACCAGCGAGTGGGAACGGTTGGCGGACGTAAACAGTGCCGCCTGCAAAATCTTGTTGGCTTGCGCCGAGGTGACTTGGGTCATGGTCCTCTCCTACATGAAAACAAAAACCCCGACACAGTGGTCGGGGTTGGCTTGTATAGATGGGTTTTGGGTTAAAGCCCGGACTGTTCCAGCAGGGCGTCAATCTGGGCGTCGGTCATGCTGCCTAACTCCCCGACCAGCTCGGTCTGGGACATGGCGCTATAACGCTCAACACCGGTAGCTGGCGCGTGATGGGTCTGGCCGAGTACCGAAGGGCTGGACGGGATGAAGTCAGCGGGCTTATCTGCT